GGCGGAAAGCTCATCGTCGCCGGGCTATATCGCATGGGATCAGACACGCTGGAACCGGAGCATGGCCGACGCCCTGTTCGGCCGCGCCGCGCAGGAAACCATGCGCCTGATACAGGATGAGGCCGATTACATCCGGTCAAGCGGCGTGCCCTTCCCGCCGGAGGAAGGCGACCTGCCCGACCCCGACGCGGAAAAGCAAGAGGATGCGCCGGAGGAGGATGAAGGCGAGGAGCGCGAACCGGGCTGGGCCGAAAAGCAGTTCCTCAAAGCCGAGGAAAAGCGCCACGCCCGCCGCAGCGCCATGTGGTATCTCCAGCGCAGCCTCGCTCGCAAAACCCGCCATGATGGCCCGCGCCATGACTTCATCTTTCAGGTCAAGAGCAACGGCGACATCGTGCTGTTTTCCGACAAGCTGGCGGCGTGGGGCCGCACTTCGGAGAGCAGCGGCCATATCGAGTGCCTGCGCAAGCTCGCGCCGCCGCGCCTTTCGGCTCGCCCGGAGGAGTTCGACGCCGAACCGCTCGCTCTGAACGTCCAAAACGGCACGCTGATCTTCCATCGGCCCGATGGCGACACCGCCGCGCGCGTCGAGCTGCGGGAGCATAAGCGCGAGGACAAGATCACGAAGATCGCCAAGGCGACCTATGATCCGGCGGCCGACTGCCCCCAGTTCAACGCCTTCCTCGCCCAGGTGCAGCCACCCGACGATATGCGCGAATGGCTGATGCGCTGGTCGGGCTACAATGCCCTTGGCATTGCCGATGCGCAGGTCATGGCTCTGTTCTACGGCGAAGGGTCGAACGGCAAGGGCGTCTGGGTCCAGACCCATGCGCATATCCTTGGCGATTATGCCTGGGCGACCGGCATCGAAACCTTCATGGATTCCGGCTTCAAGCGGAACGGCGGCGGCCCGTCGCCACACCTTGCCGCGCTCGCTGGCCGCCGCATGGTCTATGCCAATGAGCCGGAGGATAATTCCAAATTCTCCGACGGCCTCGTGAAGTCGCTCACCTCTGACGAACCGATCGGCGGCGTGCGCGAGCTTTACGGACCGGCCTTCGAGTTGCTCATCACCTTCACCAATACGGTGATGGCGAACAACCTGCCCCGGATCGGCACCGACTTCGGTATCCGCCGCCGTATGCAGGTCGTGCCCTGGACGATCATCATTCCCAAGGACCAGCAAGACCCGCTGCTGAAGGCGAAGCTGCGGGCGGAGATGTCCGGCATCCTCAACCAGATGATCCGGGGCGCGCTCGCCTATCTCTCCGAAGGCTTGACGATGCCGGAGGCGATGATCGAGGCGACGCAGGCCTATCATGAGGATAACGACCTGCTGGGCCAGTTCCTGACGATGTGCGTCGCCCGCGATCCCGGCAACACCGTCGGATCTACGGCGCTGCATGAGGTCTTTGCGGCCTGGCAGACATGGTCTGAGAACCTGCCTCAGACTGGCAAGCCGTGGTCGTCGAAAAAGCTCCGGCAGGAAATGGAACGCAAGAGCTTCAAGATCAACAAGTCGAACACGATGAAGTGGCAGGACATCGCCCTGCGCTTCGATCCGATCGACTTCGTCTGTGATGGCAAGCCGGTGGAGAGCGATCTGCCCGCGCCACGCTATCCCGACAAGCCCTCTGCGGGTCTGCCGGCGGGTGCGCCGCCTCCAGATGGCGGAAAGCCCCCCGTGCCCCCCTCGGCACTCCCTCCGGTGAGTTTCGATGATGACGATCTGCCGCCTTGATCCTCCCACGCTCCCGGTTTTGGGAGGGTTGCTGACCATCTTTTTTCGCAGTTTTCCGCCATTTTGGGAGCGTGGGAGCCTTGGGAGGCAATATGACGAAACTTTATGTGAGGAAATAAGGGCGGGTGCAGATGCACCTTCTCCTTCCTCCCCGGCCCAATTCGATAGGAGATGCCATCATGATTATCCGACCGCCATGACCCTCCCTCTCTCCCAACTGCGGGAGGATTGCGTATCCTCATTTCCCGCAGTTTTCCGCGAGTTTGGGAGCTTGCCGGAGCTTGGGAGGGAAATCGACTAAATCCCACGGGCGCGCACGCACACGCGCGTTACACATGCGCGCACGCGCGCGCTGAATTATCAGGATATTCCTCCCATGCTCCCACACGACGAACAAACTACTGATATTATTACTTATCTTCCTCCCATATCTCCCTCCCAAGAGAGGGAGGAAGGGAGGTTGTATAGCTTTGCCGATGTGGAAGAGCGCCTGGTGGAAGCCATGCGGGTCATGAAGCGGCTGTCCGACCGGGAAGCGGGCTGGCTGCGGGTGAAGGCCAGCTGGCCGGACATCATCCGCGAGCATGAGGCGGGCGACTATGATGCGCGCGGCTATCTGGGCAACAGCTCCGACATTCCGTTGAAGCCGCTGCCCGCGACGCGGAAGGACATCGCCCTGATGGAGGAGGCTTTCGCCTGGGTGCTGGCGGCCAAGCCGGAGGATCGGCGGCTGATCGCGCTGGCCATCGGCGCGCTGGCGCGGGGTGAGAAGCGGGTGCCGTGGATGAAGCTGTTGCGCCCGATGGGTGTCGAGCGCGGTGCCGATGGCCTGCGGATGCGGTATGAGCGTGCCATGCGTAAGGTGGTGAAGGCTGCTAACGCCAGCATTTCCGTGAGTGTTGCATGTCAAACGGTATAATTTGCTCCGCTGAAATAATGTTTGTTCGTTTCTCAGCCTGTTTCAGCATATAGATATCTACGCTTGGGACGGGCCTATGGCTGTTCACGGCACCCTCTCCTAACCTGACAACGCCCCGCTTGGCCCCTTGCCCGGCGGGGCGTTGTCATTTGGGCGGAGGGTCGGACCATCGGGTGCGGCCCGGTCGACCCCCACCCCCTTCGGGTCCTTCCGGGGTGGGGCCGCCTAGTGCGGTGAGGCGAGGCGCACAGAAATAGGGTTCAAGCCCAGTTTAGGATTATGAACTTCGTGAACTTTTCCGGTTCACGTCCATGAACGGGGACCATCTTTCGGGACACAGGACGCCACGATGCAGTTGATGACGCAGGCCGAATACGCCCGCCATCGCGGCGTCGGGAAATCTGCCGTCTCCAATTGGAAGACGGCGGGGCTGCTGGTGTTGGCCGAAGATGCCGCTGGCAAGGTCAAGGTCGATGTCATGCGGACGGACGCCCGCATCAATGCACGGGTAGACCCGCTGCGCGGGCGGCCGAACAATGGCGCGTCGTCCGCCCCGGTCGAAGCCGTTCCCGGCGCGGTCGATAGTGAATTGCCGCTGGCGCCGACGGCCACTGTGTCGAGCGAGCGCATGGAGCTGATGCGCGAACAGCGTGTCGGCGTCGCGCTGAAGAATGCCCAGCTCGCAAAGGAGTTGGTTCCGGCCATCGAGGCCGAACGGCGGTTGAGCGAGGCGGCGCGCCTGCTGCGGGAGCGCCTGCATGCCGAGTTTCGGGGAAGCGCGGAACGCCAGGCCGCAATCAAGGACCGGCGCGAGATGATGATGTTCAACGAAGAGGTCATCGACCGCGTGTTCAGCGACGTTGCGGACATGATCGAAACCGGCTTGTTGGCGGAAGATGAAGATCAGGCCGATGAAGGCGGCGAAGCGCAGGCGGCCTGATGGGTTTTCAGTATAGTCGCTTCGGCGATGTGTCGGGATCGGCTCTGCGCGGCAATGTGCGCAGGCTGGATAGCGTCCTTGGGAAAGGGTTGCGTCCGCCGCCGCGTATGACGGTGGACGATTGGGCGGTGAGTTATCGCCGGTTCCCCGACGACGACGCTTATCCGGGTCCATGGCGGCGCGAAACCGCCCCGGAACTGGATGAAGTGATGGAGGCGCTCAGCCCGCATGATCCATGCGAGGAAGTGGCCTTAGAAAAATGTGCCCAGTCTGGCGGTTCCGCTTCGGCGGAAAACTGGATCGGGTTCATATCGGATTTGCGCCCCGGTCCCGTCCTGTTCGTGCAGGCGACCTGGCGCGCGGCCGTCGCGTGGGCGGCGGAGAAGTTCTGGCCCATGGTCGAGGCCACGCCTCGCCTCAATCCCGACCGTGGCGGCACGATCCGCGCGCGCGGGCTGGCCGACGGCGATGGATCGACCAACGAGAAGATCCGTTTCAGCCGGTCCAACGGCTATGTGCTGCTCGCCGGGGCTAATTCGGCGGCAGGGTTGCGACAGCGCACGGTGCGCTACGCGGTCGAAGACGATCTGGATCAGTTTCCGGACGATCTGGACGGCCAAGGTTCGCCGGAATCGATGGTGGACGCCCGCCTCAAGGTTTGGCGGTCGCGGGGCCTCTCGAAGCGGCTCAAGATTTCGACCCCTACCATCAAGGGGTCCAGCAAGATCGGCGCGGCCTATCGCAACAGCGACCGGCGGCGCTACTATCTGAAATGCCCGGAATGCGGGTCGCGGTTTTGCCCGGAATGGGCCGATGTCCAGTGGCCGGATGGAAAACCGGAAGAGGCTTTCCTTGCGGCGCCGTGCTGCGGATCGGAAATACAGCACTGGCGCAAAAGCTCGATGAAGTTGCGCGATGGCTGGCTTTCGGATGAGATCGACGGTGCTTCGGTGCCGCGAGTGCTGGACGAAGGGGATTTTCAGGGCTGGCGGGCGAGGATGCCCGCCAGCATCAAGCGCGGGTTTCGCCTTTCGGGCATCATATCGTCCTTCCAGACCTGGGCGGACATGGCGACGGCCTTTGTCGCCGCGCTGGGCGACCTGAACAAGCTCAAGACGTGGACCAACCTCGTTCTGGGTGAAGAATTCGAGTTGAAGGGCGGACAGCCCGACTATGAATTGCTCAAGGCCCTGCGCGAGCAGGACTGGGGCATCGGTCAGATTCCTGCCGGCGTGCTATGCACGACGCTGGGCGTCGATGTGCAGGGCGATGGTGTTTACATCGAACTTCTCGGCCATGGCCCACAGGGGGAAACCTGGTCACTCGACGCGCGGTTCATACCCGGCGCGACGGATGTTGCCGGTGAAGGGGCATGGGAAGCGCTCGATGCCTATAGCAAGCGCGGGGTGACCTATCCCGGCGGGCGCATCCTGCCGATCGACCAGGAATGCGTCGACGCGGGCTATCATACGGTTGCGGCGCAGGCATATTGCGCGAAGCGGCCCAATCGCCTTGCGGTTTTCGGGCGCGCGGGTTGGAGCCTCCCTGTGCTGGGGCGTGGCGAAAGCCTGCGTTACGAGCGTCAGGGCGGTAAAACTGGCAAGGCGTCGAAGCGGGCGGAAGACAAGGCGTATATCGTCGGCACCTTCGGCGCGAAGCTGAGCTGGTACGGCTATTTGCGTTCGACGCTGAAGCATCACGACGATGCAGTTGCGGGCGGGATCGACGGTCAGCCCTATGGTTTGACCCATTTCAGCCGGGATACGCCCGATGAATGGTTCGAGCAGGTGACCGCCGAAACGATCATCGAGCGGAAAATCAACGGTTTCACCCGTCGTGAATGGCAACCGATGCCCGGTCGGCCCAACCATTGGCTTGACTGCCGCATCTATAATTATGCCGCAGCCGAAAAGCTGATGCTGGATACGCTGACCGAGGTTGATTGGGCCAAGTTGCGGGCAGAGCGTCATGCTTCCCGCGATCCGGACCAGGGCGACCTGTTGGCCATGCCCATGGCGGCGCCAGAGCAGGAGGCTATCCCTCCGGCACCGGAATCGGCCGCACCCGAAAACATAGATCCTCCCGCCGAGGGATGGATTGCTCCGAAGAAGGATTGGTTCTGATGCCCGCACCCGACTACGCGACCGAGATCGCCGCGCTGGAGGCGGGCATGGCGTCGGGCGAAGCCACGATCGAAAGCGAGGGCGAGCGTGTAACCTACCGCTCCATCACGGACATTCGCGCCGCGCTGACCTATTTCCGCCAGCGTGCAGCGGATGCGATGCTGCCACGCACGATGTCGGGCGGGACCACGCTGGCCCGGTTCGAGCGGGACTGATCGTGCGCTTTGGCGACATCATCGACAGGGCCATCGAGCCATTCGCGCCGCGCTGGACAGCCCAGCGCATCGCTGCGCGCGCCGGCATTGCGGCTTACCGCCAATATGACGCGGCGTCCTATGGCCGCCGAGGCCGGGGTATCAAACGACCGCAAACTGATGCGGATGCGGAGAATGCTCCAGCCATCGCTCGGCTTCGGGCGACCGGCTATGAGATGTTCCGCAACAACAAATATGTAAATGGCGCGGTGCGCCACATGGTTGCGGACACCATTGGGGACGGCATTGCGCCTCAGTTCGCCCATGCCGAAAAGTCGGTCGCGCAGAAGGCGCAGGATCATTGGAACCGCTGGGCAGAATCGAAGGTCGACGGGGAAGACGACTTCTACGGCTATGAGAAGATCGCGACCCAGACCACCATCGTCGGCGGTGAGGCCCTGACGGTGTGGAAAGACGACAAGGGCCTGCCCAACAGCCGTATCATGGGGCTGGAGGGGGATTATCTCGACCAGTCGAAGCTGGAAGAACGGGCGGACGGGTCGCGGATTGTCCAGGGGGTCGAGTTCGACCGCTTCTTCGATCGGTCTGCCTATTGGCTGTTCGACAAGCATCCGGGGTCATTCTCGCTGCTGTCCACCTTCAAATCGGCTCCGATTTCCGCGCAATATGTCGATCACCTCTACGATCGGCAGCGCTTCGGGCAGACGCGCGGCGTGTCATGGCTCGCTGCGGTGGCGCTCGACCTCAACGATATCGGCGATATCGAGGATGCCGTGCGGATGCAGCAGAAGGTGCAGGCTTGCCTGGGGCTGATCCTTGTGCCGGGCAGCGGCGAAGGGACATCGCCCCTGTCCACCAGTGGGCAGCCGACGCGCGATCCGACCAAAACGGGCAGGCTGGAAGAATCCGTCTCGCCGGGGATGATCTATCGCGCGCAGATGGGCGACCAGGTGCAGACCATCAACCCCAGCCAGTCGGGTGGAGCGGTCGATTTCATCAAGCAGCAACTGGCTGCCGCGTCCGCCACGCTCGCACCCTATCATCGCATGACCGGCGATGTCAGCCAGGCCAATTATTCCAGCCTGCGCGCCGCCATGCTGGGGCAATGGTCGTTGCTGGACGACTGGCAGCAAAACATCATCATTCCCCGTCTGGTGAAGCCGGCGGTTCAACGCCGTATGCAACTGGCTGCCCTCGAAACCGGCGATCGCCGTATACTGGACTGCGCCGTCACCTACGCTTTGCCGGTTCGCCGCTTTGTCGATCCGATCAAGGATTTGATGGCGGAGCTGATCGAAATCCGCAGCGGCATAAAGACGCTGAGCCGGTCCCTGGCCGAACGGGGCCTCAACACCGAAGAGCATCTGCAGGCGATCAAGCAGGTCAATGACCAGATCGACCTTCTGGGGCTGGCGCTGGACAGCGATCCTCGCCGCCTGACGGACGCGGGCGTGTTGCAGATCGCCGCCGGATACATCGCGCCGCGACCAGAGGCGGCATAGACCTCAAGGAGACTGCAATGAGGAAAATTGGGAAGGCAGCAGCCCTGGGGCTGCTCGCCTCATCGATGCTTGTCCGCGCCAGCGCGCCACCTGTCGATGAAAGCGAACGCCGTCAGCCGATGGTCGGCTTTCAGGGCACCCGCGTCGCGGAAGTGCAGCCCAGCAGCTATGATGCCCGCGCCCGCACGGTGGAAGCGGTGCTGTCCGCCGGTTCGCCGGTTCGCCGCTGGTATTTCACCGAAGAGCTGGAGATCAGCCCCGAAGCGGTTGACCTGGGCCGCGCCGAATCTGGCCTGATCTGCCTTCTCGACACGCACAATCAGAGCGCCGCCGATGCCATCATCGGGCGGGTTTCGAATGTGCGCGTCGAGGGTGGCCAACTGATCGGCACCCTGCATTTCGGGGAAACCGAACGGGCCAAAGCGATCGAAGGCATGGTCGCACGCGGTGAACTGCGCGGCGTATCCATCGGATATCGCGTCACCAAATGGGAAATCACCCGAACCGACGAAACCGACCACGAGACCTGGCGCGCGACCGGCTGGGAATTGCTGGAGGTCAGTCTCGTATCAGTTCCGGCAGATGCGAACGCCGGGGTTCGCGCTGCACCGGCCATGAACCCCGGCACTGGCGCACCCGCCATAATCGAAGAGGAAGATGACATGCGACGTAATCTGCCCGCCGGCGCGGCTGCGCCTGCAACCCCCGCCGTTGCTCCGGCAGTCGAGAATCGTCAGGATGCACCCGCCGCCGCTCCGGCGGTTGCCGCTCCCGCAGCGGCGCCTGCGCAGGTATCCCGTTTCGGGGCCACCGAAGCGCTCAGCTTCGTTTCGGATGCGCGCAGTTTCGGTGAACCCGTTGCCACGCGGGCCATGGAGTTGGTCGCGCAGAATGAGCGCGGTGAGATCAGCGCCGAGCTGGCGCGGAGCACCCTGTTGACAGCAGCGGCCGAGCATCAGCGGGCTGCTGTTTCTCCCGCTGCCGGTGGCCCGCGCCGAATCGAAGTCCGCACCGATGAACGCGACGCGAGCCGCGATGCCATCGTATCTGGTCTGGTTGCTCGCGCCCTCGGCAGGCAGGTCGAAGAAGGTTCTCGCCAGTTCATTGGCCTAAGCCTGCTCGATCTTGCCCGCGAGCGGGCCAATGTGTCCCGTTCCGAGCGCGACCCCGATGTCATCATGCGGGCCGCTCATACGACTTCCGACTTCCCCATCATCCTGGAGAATGTCGGCCAGCGTATCCTGCTGGATCGCTATCAGGCGGCCCCGCCGACCTTCACGGCGATTGCCCGCCGCCGCAATTTGCGCGACTTCCGCCCCACCAATCTGCTGCGCGTGGGCGATTTCCCGACCCTTAAGCCCTATCTGGAGGATGGGGAGATCAAGTCCGGCACCATCGGCGAGGGCAAGGAACAGGTCCAGCTCGGCTCCTTCGGTCGTCGCCTGTCCCTGACACGCCAGGTCATCATCAATGACGATATCGGAGCCTTCGATGAGGTGTTCGGGTCCATCGGCACGATGATCGCCCAGTTCGAGAATGCGTTCTTCTATTCCGTCAAGGCGCAGAATAGCGGCCTCGGCCCGAAACTGAGCGACGGGAAGACGGTTTTCCATGCCGACCATGGAAACCTTGCGGCTACAGGCGGGTCGATGTCCATTCCGCTCATCAGCGCGGGCCGTGCGAGCATCAGGAAACAGAAGAACCTGGAAGGTCAGGTGATGAACCTGCGTCCCTCCACTCTGCTAGTCGGACCCGATGCCGAAACCCTGGCCGAACAGTTGACCTCGCCTCTGGTGCCGCAGCAGGCCGGGAATGTGAACCCCTTCTCCGGCAAGCTCGATATCGTGCCCGAAGGTTCGATCCCCGATTATAGCTGGGAACTCTATGCCGATCCGGCACAGGCTTCCGTCTGGGTCTATGGCTCGCTGGAATCGGCACCGGCTCCCAAGCTGATGACGAAGGAAAGCTGGTCGACCGATGGCATGGGCTTCCGTGTCACCTACGACTTCTATGCCGACGCCATCGATTATCGCGGCGCCTACCGCAACCCCGGCGCTGCCCCGGCCTAACAGGTGAGAGGGCGTTCAGCCCTCCACTTCCCGCTATCCATTACGGAGAACGATCATGAAGAATTTCATTCAGGAGGGGCGTTCCCTCGATCTTACCGCTCCCGCCGGGGGCGTCGTCGCT